AGTATAAATGATATAGCTAATTTAATTATGGATAGGGTTAATACTAAATACCCATCCTTAAAAGTATATGTAAAGAATGATACACCAAGACCTAATGATTTAAGTGAGTTACTTGGTAGCTTTCAGAAGATAAATAAGATGACTGGTTGGAAACCAACTAACTACTTACCTGATGGTATAAGTAAGGTTATAGATTGGTACTTTGCTAATGGAGCAATACAACCACCACAAGAACTATTTGAAAACGAGGGGTAACCAAATGAAAGTAACATTTGCTGGCGTAAGCCAAGGTAAAGAAGAGATAGATGCAGTATTAAGAGTTTTAGAGAGTAAGTGGCACGCTAATGGTTATGAATGTGATGCGTTAGAGAAAGAGTTGGCACATCTAACTTGTACTGATTATGCTTGTGTAGTTAATAGTGGTAGTAGTGCTAATCTATTAGCTTTAAAGGCATTAGAGTTACCTGCTGGAAGTAAAGTGCTAACAAGTGGTGTAGGTTTTCCTGCAACATTATATCCTGTAATACATGCTGGGTATGAACCAGTATTAGTTGATTATGAGATACCATCTCATAACATAAATATAAAAGAGATAGAACAGAAGCTTAAGGCAGATAAAGATATAAAGGCTATGATTATAGCACATACAATGGCTAACCCTGTTGATATGAATGAAATAATGGTATTAGCTAGTACATATGAAGTTAAAGTTATAGAAGATTGCTGTGAAGCTTTAGGGAGTACACTAAATGGGATACCTGTTGGTTGTTTCGGTGACTTTGGTACTTATAGCTTTTACCCATCACATCAAATAAATGGTATGGGTGGTGGTGGAGCAGTTGTATGTAATAATAAAGAGTATGCTTTAAAATTAAGAAGTATGCGTGAGTGGGGTAAGACTATAGAGCTTGACTTCGCTGGCGTACATAAGACTAATCCTACTACTGAAATAGATGGAATACCATATGATAGTCATTATACATATATAACTCAAGGATTTAACTTTAAGTATCCTGATGTTAATTGTGCTTATACAAGAGTACAGTTAGCTAGGCTTGAAGGTTTTATTCAGGATAGACAACGTAACTATAAATATTTAGCTATTCAGATGGAACGGTTTAATGAATACTTTATACCTATGAAATCAGTAGAGGGTGCTACATTAGCTAACTTTGGATATATACTTACCTTACGTGAACACGTTAATTTTACTAGAGATGAATTGTTAGCTTATTTAGAAGAAAAGGAAATAGGCACACGAATGTTCTTTGCTGGTAATATAACACGTCACAAACCTTTTAGACATCTGTTTCAAGAGTTTACAGCTGGTGATTATCTAATGAAAAATTCAATGTATGTAGGTTGTTGGCACGGACTTGAAATTAAACATATGCAATATATAGCTGATACTATACAGGAGTTTATTAATGACCGTTGCAATAGTAGGTAGTGGTAGTAGTTTATTAAGATTACGTGTGGGCAAAGAAATAGATAGTCACGATGTAGTTATTAGAGTTAATGACTATAATATAATTAAGGAGTTATATTAGATGAACCTCCAAAAGAGATTACCAAATATCTCAATAGTCATTCCTTGTTTTCTAAAGAGTAACAAACATCTATCTATGAGTTGTAGGTGTATAGACACAATTAAAAAGTGTACTACACTACCATATGAGCTTATAATAGTAGAAAATTCAGATGAACCATTACTAGAAGATGAGTGTGATACACATATCTATAGCAATAAGTTTAAGTCATTTGCAGTTAATGTTAATGAGGGTTTACATAAATCAAAGAGTGACTATACAGTATTAGTATCAAATGATATATTTGTTGAAGATGGTTGGTTAGAGGGAATGCTTAAATGCTTTGAAGACAGTAAATGTGGTGTATCATATCCATTATCAAGACAGTTTAATATAGATAGAGAAGATAAAATAGAGCCTTGGTTCTTTGGTGCTATATGGATGGTATCTAAAGAGGCAATAGCTAAAGTAGGGTATTTAGATGAACGGTTTATTAACTCATTTGAAGATAGTGATTATTGGATAAGAATGATGATGTCTGGATATAGTTTACTATTAAATAGAAATGTATTAGTAGAACACTTAGTAGGTGCTACAGCATATGGTATAGATAGCCATACAGAGAATTACAAAAAGAATCAGAAGTTATTTATAGAGAAACATAAAGATTGTGGTTTAGATATATACCAAGACTTGAAATAAAGGAGAAAGATGACAAATAAGAGTTTCGCAACAATGAAAACAAACGTAGGTACTGATATACAAGATACATCAGATGCTATGAAGACTATTATAGGTGTTTATTTAAACAATAGATACTTTAAAGTATTACGTTCTATGAACTGGGAAGCAGTTAATGATGACCATACAATAGCTGTTACAGCAACTACACAATCATATACTATGGAGACAGACTTTAGGAAAGAGTTATATGTAGTAGATACTACTAATGGTAAAGAGTTAGCTAAAGTTCCTCTACAGTATGTAGCAAGGGAGCATCCTAGTGCATTAACCTCAGCAGGTTCACCTACACAATACAGTATATTTACTGATGATAGTGGTAATAGGAAAATGAAGTTATATCCTGTTCCAGCTACAGCTCTTACATTAGCAGTACCTTATATTATATCACCTACAGCTATGAGTGTAGATGCAGATGAACCTATATTAGACTTTGCTGATTTGTTAGAGACAGGTGCTAAAGCTGATGCTTGGAGATATAAGAAACAATTCCAGAAGGCATCTATAATGGAGGCATTGTTTGAAAAAGAGTTAAGTGATTGGATATGGGATAACGCTAATGAAACTAATGAAGTTCAACAAGCATATCCTTCAAAGGATAGGATTACTTACTAATGGGTAGATATGCTGTAAGATATGTTAAAGCCTTACAAATGCAAGATGACCCACAACTAACAGCAGTTTTTAGGGATTTCTCTGGTGGTGTTAATACTCGTATGCACCCTAATAAAATATCTTCTAATCAATTAGAAACTTGTACTAACTGGGATTTAGGTACACCTGCACAGTTAAATAAGATGTATGGTTCAGTAATGATTTCTGATGATATGGGAGCTAAGAGTGTCATAGGAGTGTTTGATTATATTAGACAGGGTTATACTGACCAGTTAATGATGTATGAGGATAATAACCTTAATGCTTCAGAATCAGAGGGTGCACACACAGAAGTTAAGGGCGACTTTACTGCAAGTCAGACTGAGGTAGGGTTTGTATTGGCTAAAGAGAGTGGTTTAACTCCTGATGATGTAGTGTTTTTTAATGCAGGTGCTAACTGGTGGAGAATACATAAATCTAGTGCAGGTGCTTGGGCAACACAAGATTTGGGTGCTACTACAGGTGCAACTTGTAGTCCACCATCATCTAAAGTAGGTACTTGGTATGCTAATAGATTTTGGGTACTTAAAGATGACCTATTATATTTTAGTGATGCTTATGATACAGATTATAGTACATCATTTGATACAGGTTCTAATGTATATAGAATACCTGTAGGTAGTGAAATGGGGATACTAGCTACACGTAATAAGGGTATGATAATAATGGGTGAGCAAGCTATATGGAACTTGTTTCCTAGTGCTACACCAGCAGCAACAGATAGACCTGAACCTGTAGTAACATCACATGGTGTTGTAGGTAAAAAAGCTTGGACAGTTGCTGGAGATAAGATATTTTATTTTGCACAAGATGGATTTAGAGAGTTATTACGTACTGCTACTGATGATTTACAAACAGGTGCAAGTTATCCTGTTAGTTATCTTTTAAAGACACAGTTTGAGGATATAGCTTGGGCATATGCAAGTAGAATAGTATTACATCACTTTGATGATAGAGTATATATAACAGTACCTACTGGTGCTGCAACATTTAAAACGTGGATATATTATCCTGCAAGTAATTCATTTGCTATTAAAGATGGTTGGAGCCCAAGGGATATGGCTAACCATAAGATAAGTGGTGATTTACGTATGTATTATGGTGTACACGGTGATGGTAAGTGTTATAGAGGTTGGTATGGATATACTGATGAGGGTACTACAACAACTGATGGTACAGCACAGAGTACAGTATTTGAAAGTAGAGAAGAGGATTTTCAACAACCATTAATACAGAAGGTTGGTGGTGAAGTTGAGGTTGAAGCATTTAGTACAGGTGGTGATTACTCATTAACTATAAGTGCAGCAATAGATGGTGGAGCATATAGTACATTAGGTACAATGACTTTAGCAACAGATTCAGCACCTACATTACCAGTTGATTTACCATTTGCATTATCAGATAGTTATGTTGTTAGAGATAAGCTACATCTTGATTCATTAGGTGCTTTTAGAACACTACAAATTAAGATAGAGGGTAGTAATTCTAATACTGAGGATATAAAACTATATGGAATTAACCTTGTAACCTTTAGAGAGGATTACGATAACGAGTGATAAGGAGTTGATAATGAGTAATAAAAAGATAGAGAAAGAGTTTAAGAAAAGATATAATAGAGATACAGAGATAGATATAGAACAAAAACGTAACGGTAAAGATTTGACCATTACAGCTACATTCAAATATAAAAATAAAGAATTTCAGTTAGTTGATAATATGGTAGATGGT